CTCCGGTGTTCTAATGCGGTTACCAGCATCGTCAGTTAAGTACGCCCCGTTAATAACAAAATATCCAATAGATACTTCTCTGCGGGAGAATTGACAGATACAGCCCCGGCTTCACCTAATCTGTCTATACCTGTGGCAAGAGTAATCCGGTCTAATGCCTCCCAAGGAACCATCCTTGCACACCCCGCAGATTTTCGGCCCGGTGTTTTAAGCGTAGACAGTTTAAGACTTGAGGGCAATCTTGAAGTGTTGGGCACGACAGATTTACAGGCCCTTACTTGCACAACAATCGACACTGGAAACGGTGCTACGGAAATAAATACAGCAGCTTCTAAAGGTGTAACGGGTTCTGATGCTAATGCCGTAACAGGTACAGCTGGCACCGCAGGTAATCTGCTAGAATGGAACGCTGATGGCGATGCCGTTGATAGCGGTAAGGTTGCGGACAATGTTCTACAAGGTACAGCTGGAACATCTGGGAACCTTTCTGAATGGGATGCCAGTGGAAATTTAATTGACTCCGGTCACAGTATTGACCAAGATCTAAACACTACAGACGACGTTGACTTTAATAGTGTCACGGCGGATAGTTTTGCAGTGAATTTTATTGGGCCAGAGACAAACTCTCTTGACGCTGTAAATATTGGAGGGGAAGCCGTTTCTCCCGCTATGACTGTGGGGGAAAGAGCTGGACCGCTTAGTAGCTACACGACGACAATCACGGACACACTTGATGTCACAGGGGCTTTAATCTGTTTGAATATCAATACAGGGAACGGCCCTTTTGAAATAGATGAAGCCGCTTCTAAAGGTGTAACGGGCTCAGATGCTAACGCTGTGACCGGAACCGCAGGTACGAGTGGCAATCTAGCTGAATGGAACGGGGACGGGGACTTAATAGACTCTGGGCACAGTATTAATCAAAGCCTAAATACTACAGACGACGTTGATTTTAATAGCGTTACACTTGGCGGGGGCACCGATGCTTTAGACACCTATGAAGAAGGAACTTTTACCCCGGCTCTTGAGGGCCAAACAACGGCAGGCACAAACAGCTATTCTGGAACACCTTTGGGAGTATATAGACGTGTAGGCGGTGTCGTTGTTGTGTCTTTACAGATTTTTTTGGATGGTACATCTGGGGCGCTTGATAGCACGGGCAACTTATTAATAAGTGGGCTGCCATTTGTTGGGACGGCTCCAAATACCGGGGTTAGCATAGGGCGCGCCACGGGTATATCTTTATCGTCTGGCGAAGTTATTGCGGGCTTTGTTGATGTTTCGAATTCGCAAGTCCGGCTGCAAAAAAGCAGTAACACGGGCTTAAGCAATCTTACCGATTCGGATGTCGGTGATAGCTTCTCAATCCGTGTAAGTTTTGAATATTTAATATAGGAGAAAAACCATGAATTTAAAATCAGTAAATGTAAAAATTGAAACGGGCGCAGTTGAGGTGCTTTTTGAAAAGGTGCTTTTTGATGCTGATGGCAACGAGGTTCCTGCGGGCAATCATCGTGATACAGTTATTGCTGGCCAAAAGGACAAGCTTGTTGATTTAATCGGGCAAGACCGTGCTGATGCTATCGAGGCGCAATATTGGACACAAGAACTTATTGATAAAGTTAACAACATAGATAATATATAAAGAGAAAGCACTATGTCAAATAACGAAGACTACAATCAAAAAGCTATACATTTCATGGGTGAGGTCGCTGCCGAACTCAGAAATGTTAATGCGTCTTTAGCTGAGCTGAAGGCAGCCTCTAACATGCTCCACAATGACCTAGACAACGTGAGAAAGAGTTTAGCTGTAACTGAAAACAATTTATCGGCATTACACACCCGAGTTGACGACATCAGTGAAAAAGTGGTTGAGCACGAGAAATTAAAGAACAAGGCATTCGGTATACTCACAGCAATATCTATTGCGTGGGGAGCGTTCGTTGCAGGCTTATCTTACTGGGTGCAAAAGATATTTTAACACTACCGTATGAACAAAGGTTAGATTAATGGCAAACCCTATCGACAGTTACGACGATTTAGTACAGGCTTGTAAAGAAGCCATAGAGGACGATTCTCAAGAGTTTGAGAACTTTCTTCCTGTTGCCATTAATAATGCTGAATTGAAGATAACCAAAGAAACAGACATAATTGCTAAAGTTCAATTCGCCACTGTGACCGCCGCTACCAGTACAGCCTTTGTATCTAAACCAGACAACTACCGTGTAGGCAGAACCGTGTCTTTTACTGACGAGGACAATAGACGGACTGTGTTACGCAAAAAAACCAATGATTTCTTGGACGTATACTGGCCTGTTCGCACCTCGGTAGGTGTCCCTAAGTATTATGCGGATTACGATGAGGACAATTTTGTAGTCGCTCCTGCCCCGACCTCAGCAGTGTCCAACTTCATCATTGAGTACGAAGGACGCCCGACACCATTGTCGTCTTCTAACCAAACGAACGCATTCACCGACACTTGTCCGGACCTTCTTTTCTATGCTACAATGTTGGAGGTTGCAGGCACTTACAGTCGCAATCAACAACTGTTTACTAGATACGCAGAGTTATATGCTGCAACAAGAGATGCAATAAACAATGAGTCCAGACGGGGCCGAAGAGATGACGGCATCCCGGTCAATAATCCGGAACTAGGACAAAACACTTTAGGATCTACAGGAGTTAAGTAAGAAGATGGCAAGTACATATACAAATAGCTTAAGAATTGAAAAGCAAGCGGACGGGGAGAACCCCAACACTTGGGGTGATATAGCAAATACTTGTTTCGAGCTGTTGGAAGACTCTATTGCGGGGGTCGAGGACATCACTCTTTCTTCTTCCAACGTAACTTTGTCCACAAACAATGGGTCCTCAGACCAAGCACGTAAGGCTATTCTTAATCTTTCCGGTACGGTGACTGCAGACATCGATGTTATTGTTCCGGATCAGGAAAAATCTTATCTTATCCGTTCGGGGTTCACAGTGTCTGGAGGCAGTGTTACCGTGAAAAACACTTCAGGTACTGGGGTAACTATTACAGCGGGCCAGAATGCCATCGTGTTTACAGATGGGTCAGAAACATACATGATTGTAGAAGACTTCAAAGAAGAAGTTATGCTTTCTGAAAACAATCTTTCTGATTTAGACAATGTATCTACTGCCCGAACAAATTTAGGCCTAGGAAACATGGCCCTGCAGAACAAGGGTGCTGTAGACATAACAGGTGGAACTATCGCCGGGGTCACTGCAACTTTATCTTCCGCTCTTGCTATAAGTTCAGGAGGCACAGGAGAGACAACCGCAAGTGCAGCCTTCGATGCGTTGAAACAAAACGCCACTGAAACTTCTACAGGTGTTGTTGAGAAAGCGACAGCTGCAGAGGGAAGAGCAGGAACAAGTGATAAGTTCATTGATGCCAGTGTGTTTAACGACTTGTCTTTGGGCTGGGGTCAGTCTTACTCTGATGTCACTTCATCTCGTTCTATTGGTACAAATTACACCAATAACACTGGAAAACCGATACTTGTTCTTGTCACAAAAGAAGGTGGTGGCGGTGGAGGCGACTTCTTTGTAGACGGCGTTATAGTGGGAGTTGTAAACAACGATGCGGGAGTTAGTCAAACGACTTCTGTAATCGTTCCTAACGGATCTACGTACAGATTTTCTGGTACAACACTAGACAGATGGGTTGAATTGCGATAATGGCAAGTGATGGCAAGTACATCTCAATAGAGTTTAACTCTACTATAAACAAGAACACTACTGAATATAATGCAGAAGGTGCGTGGATTGACTCAAGCAATGTACGGTTCCGGAACGGTCGCCCGGAGACACGCAAAGGGTGGTTGGAATACAACTTGGATCGCCCTTTCGCAGGAGTTAGCCGTGACATAGACATATTCCGGGAGCTTAACGGGAAAACCCATATAACTGTAGGGACGCATCGCAGAGCAGAAATAGAACAAGGAAACATAGTTTATGACATCACACCAATCGAATCCTCTGCCTCTGGAACAGACATCATTGAAACGTCTTCAGGGTCAACTGAAATCGTTTTATCTGTACCTGCCCACGGTAGAGCTGTGGGTTCTGAGGTCCTCATCTCTGCAGCAAGCTCTGTTGGCGGCCTAACACTGGGCGGACAGAACTATGAGATAACAGAAATATTAAGTGCTAACCGATTCTCGGTAGAGACAAGTGTGACTGCGACATCTGACGCTGTGGGTGGAGGAGCCACAACTATAGACATGCTATTAGCTGCAGGAAACGCGGACAACGGATTTACTGGTGGTTGGGGTGCAGGAACTTGGGGTACGCCCGGGGAAACTTCCTCTGCTGGATGGGGCGCCCCTAGAACGGCTACTTTTGAAGACCCTTTAAGGCAATGGTCTATAGACGTTTGGGGTGAAGACTTGTTAGCCGCACCGAGAGGTGGAAAGGTGTATCACTGGGACGCAACAACATCTGTTACGACCCGGTACCAACCTGTAACTGCAGCACCTTCTGCAAACAATTTGATTAAGGTTGTGGGGCCTAAAAGGTATTTAGTATCTTATGGTTGTACACCTACTTCAAACCAAGCCCTTGACCCACTACAAGTCCGTTGGAGTGACAGCGAAAACTTCAATGACTGGAACGCTTCCGCCACTAATGAAGCGGGGTCTTTCCGGTTGGCCGGGGGAAACAAAATCGTAGGTGTTGAGTCTGGCCGTAAAGAAACCCTTGTGTTTACAGACTCCGAAGTTTACTCCCAAAGATTCGTAGGATCCCAATTTGTTTTCGGGTTTGATGAAGTGTCTAAGAATGCAGGTCTCATCGCCCAACATGCAACTGCAGAAGTTGACGGTGTTGTGTATTGGATGGGGCGAAACAAATTCTTTGCTTACGACGGATATGTAAGGAAATTGGAAAGCTCTGTAGAAGATTTTGTGTTTGATAACATTAACACAGAACAAAAGGAAAAGATCTTCTGTGCAACGAACGTAGACTATGACGAGATAACGTGGTTTTACCCAAGCACGGGGTCAACTGAAATCGACAGCTATGTGGTATTTAATTACCAAGAAGGATCTTGGCACACCGGGACAATAGACCGGGTTGTGTGGAAAGATTCAGGTATATTCGATGAGCCCCTTGCTGTTGGATCTGATGGAGTAGCCTATTCCCACGAGTCAGGCAATAATGACAGCGCCAACGCTTTAGATAAGTACATCGAGTCGGCCTATTTTGATCTCGGTGAAGGCACTGATGTTATGCTGGCAGACCAAATTATACCTGATTTTGAAATGGAAGGCCGTTTGTTTATAACTATCTACGGTAAAAGATTCCCTTCCGATACACAAGAAACAGTGAAGGGCCCGTACCCAGTGTCTGCAGGGACGGATGTCATTAACATGCGGTTCAGAGGCCGACAGGCAAAAATAAGGTACAGCACTTCTGCTATTGACTCTTCGTTTGAGGCAGGCAAAGTGAGAGTAAGAATTAGACCTGACGGGGAAAGATAACCATGGCTGGAAGAAACTACCCTCGCCCTGTAGGGGGCATTGATGCCCAATACATACTGAAACTCATAAATGAGCTCGACGACAGGGACGCAAGAACCCCGGAGGTTCCGATAAACCCGGACCGGGTAACAATAACAAATTTCACTGAAAGCCGTTCAATAGATGCTTCCAGTGCTACGTTGCAACAAACGAAAGATTTTCTGTTAACAGTCGTTAAAGATTTAATAGATGCTGGTGTTGTTGACGGAAATGTGTCATAATGGTATAATATAACTCGAAACAGGACGTGTTAAAAATGAATATTGATCCAGACCTTCTTTTAGAGATGTTTCAACCAGACCCCGGAAAACAAGGCCGCCTTGTGACAGGCGCTGGCGACGGTATGCAAGATGAAGTGCCTGCTGTAGTTCTGGAAGCAGATGAGCAACAGCCTGCGCTTTTGAGCTCGGGTGAGTTCGTTATGCCTGCATGGGCCGTATCAGCTCTGGGTAACGGAGATAGCAACTCAGGAGCACAACAACTGTCCACCCTGCTTGAAACTCTTAAGAAGCAGTACGCAGATAACATTCAAGGAGAATCTGCAACACCGTTCGATCTTTCAGAGGTAGAGTAAAGTGGAAGTAAACGAATGGCGACCTAAAGAGGACATAAACCGGGTTTACAAATTCTTGTGGAAGTACGCCAATGAAAACAAGGACTTTGTAACAGACCCCGATGATAACAGAGTGCGTAAAGCTCTTGCTGATTCAGTGTTGGATCGTGATCTTGTGGTTATTGCAGAAGATAACGAAGGTACGATACGGGGTATACTGATGACCAGAAAAACTAAACAATGGTGGTCCGGTAAAGAGACAATATATAACCTTGTGTGGTATGTAGAAAAGCCGTACAGGTCTCTAAAATTATTCCGCAGTTTCTTGGATAAAGCTAAGAAATATGCTAAAATAAACGAGTTAAGCTTAACAATAGAAATGCCTTTCACGTTTGATAAAACAGACAAACTGGAAAAGGCGATGAACCGTTTTGGGTTCGACAAGGTCGGAGGGCTTTTTAAACATGGGTAGTCTATTAGGCGGTAAAGAAACGCAAACAACGACTTCAAAACAGAAGGTTACAATCCCTGACTGGTTAGAGCCGTACATCAAAGACCTCCCGGAAGGTATTATTGGTGCGACCCCGGACGAGTTTGAAAGATACCCGACAGAAGACCGCATAGCAGACCTTTCTGAAGATGAGCTGGCAGCCTATGAATTTATCCGGAGTAACGTCCTCGACCCAGATGCAGTAGGCAGATTAGGTGCTCTTACTGACCGAGCAAGAGAACTAGGTCAACAATTCCAACAA